GCTCTTCCGATCTGGCGCAGGCAGCGCCGGCAGACGGTCGGCATCCGCCGGGCTGATGTCGCGCCGCGTCGCATCGGTGCCTAGACTGGCCGTCCAGTTCACCGGACGTCCAGCGGCCCTGGCGTCAGCCACCAGCCGCTCGTAGGCGTCCAGGAAGGCCAGTCGTGCACCCACCTTGTCCCGGTAGAACAGCGGCTGCGCAATGGCCCATGCCTGCGCCAGTTCATCGAACCACACCAGCGTCGATGTCTCGTCCTCGGCGCGCACAGCAATCGCCCACGCCTCGTCCGGCTCCGGCCGGCCATCGGGCGATGCAACCAGGATCTGCGCGATCACGTCGGCCGGCGTCGGCACGAATCGGCCGCGCTTTGGGTCACGGACGTGCGCATCCAAGCCGACACGCACCTGGCTGATGTCGTAACGCTGCAGCGCCCGGAACCACATGGCCGTGTTCTCCGGCGTCGGGGTGTACTGGCCCCGGCTGAGCATCGAGCACACGGCATCGAGCATTTCGGACAGAACGGGAAGGTCAGCGTCACGCATCGAATACCTCGCCTTGCGAGCCGGGCGTTGCAAAGCCCAGCAGTTGAGCCACAGCGGCAACCTTGTCGGGGTTCTTGGCTGGTACCGCGCCGTTGGCGGCGTTGCGGGCGCTCGTCAGCCATGAGGCCTTGAAGCCGGCCCAGCTTTCGGATGCAGCGATGCGCACGGCCTCGCCAACCGGGATGCGCGCTTTCGCGGCCTCGGCCTTGGTCTGTTCCCAGGCGGTCGGTGTCAGCGGGGCGGTCTTGCGCTTGCGCACTGCCAGCCAGTCTTCGGCGTGTTGCCGGTTCACGCCATCAGCGACCAGCGCATCCACAGACACAAGCTGCGCAGCAGCTGCGCGCACTCGCGCGGGTTTTCTCTCTGTAGAGCCCCGTGGGGGCTCTATGGTTTTCGCTTCTTCTTTCGCTTCCGCTTCCGCTTCAGGCCGCACCTCGCTGACAGTTGTCCGCGGAGTGCTGACAGTTGTCGGCGAACTGCTGTCATTTCCGGAAGCTAAGTGCTTGATTTTGTTGAGTGCGTCCTCGTCGCCATGAAATATCGACTCGGGAGGCATCGGGTGCTTCAGGGACCGAAGACGGATGCGCTGGCCGAACTTGGGGATGAAGCCAAAGGTGCGCATTCCGGGCCCCTGGTACAGCCTCACGAGGTCCAGATCGACCATCGCCTTCATCATCAGTTCGACCGTTTCTCGCCGCAGATCGGCAGCGCGCGACAGCTTGAATGGCGTCGCCTCGAACAGGCCAAGATCATCGGCAGACAGCAGGATCGCCACGTACAGCCAGCGACCTTCTGCCGGCAGTGAGAGAACGGCCTCGGACTCCAGCATGCCGTCACGGATCAATCGGCTACCCATTGGCCTGCTCCTCCGACAACTTGCCAATCCAGGCCTGAGAAAGCCGGTAGGCAGTCGGCGCCCGGCCAAACTTCGATCGCCGCACCATCGCCTCGTTGGGCTGGGCCTCTTCCACGACAAGCCCACTGCTGACCAGCTGGTTGATCCAGGAAGCCGTGGTGACGTGAGACAGGCCCGAGTATTCGGAGATCTGCGCCTGCGTCATGGACTGGCTGCGCAGCACCTTCAACAGGTCCACCAGGCAGTGCAGGTTGTGGATCCGGCTACTCATCTGAACCACCTGGAGTACTTGTTTCTGACATGTTTCGGACCAGCGATTCGATGCGTTTTCTGTGAAGATTCGTAACGAACTCCGGGCCGTAAACCGTGACAACCAATAACTCTCGAACAAAGTCACTCTCAGAGGCATATCCACGCTCGCGCCAGAAGCGCGACAGGTCCAACTTGAAGTCCTCGGACACCAGTGACTTCACGACTGCCGTGTGGCTTCCACCCAACGACGAACTAGGCGCCCTACTGGCTGCGCTGCGCTGACTCATGGGCCAACCTCACGATCCGGTATTGATGCTCTGGGCGCAGGCGAAGGTGCGCGGAATGCTGTGGCGCCTGGAACAGGCTGCATCCCGGAGTGGCTCCGCGGACCAGGGCGGGGAGTCGCAGTCATGACCACGACAGCCTCAGGACTCGACCTTTGTCAGCGTCGGACGACGCTTTCCGTAGGCCAGCGCCAGCACCCGGTTGAGCTCCGGTGGCCGCTTGTCTCGCGCCACAGCCGCGACTACTCGGTCAACGATCCGTCTGGGCAAGACCTCCGGCCACTTGTTGACGGCCTGCACCGTGACACCGATGGCACGCGCTGCGGCAGCCGGGTCACTACCAAGAACCTTGATTGCTTCGGACTTCTGCATGGATTCATTGAACCATAGTTCGGTACAGTGCGCAACTATAGTTCTTTTCGGGTCAGCAACCACTCGTAATCTGACCGGTATGGACACCGATACCGACTATCGAGAGCGCCTGGCGCGCGCGATGAAACTCTCCGGGATCACCATCCATCAGCTGGCTGATGACCTCGAAGTGACCTACCAGGCGATCAAGAAGGTCCTGGCAGGTACTAGCAAAGCGCTCACGGCCGCCAACACGTTCCGCGCCGCCCGCCTCATGGGCATAGACGCCGAGTGGCTTGCCACCGGATTAGGTTCGCCACGGTCAGCACGCTCCTGGCCGATCTCCGCGCAGCTGCAGGAGGCCTGGACACGCGCCGCGCCAGAACAGCGCCGAGTAGCTGAGAACGCGGCCCGTAACGTGCTGGGTCTTGACCCCCTTCCGAGGGTGCTTTCCGACAGCCTTCATGGGAAACCGCTGCGCGCAGTTTGAACATGGGCCAGATCTACAGGATGCGCAGCCGTAGGCCGCGACGCATCCTCGATCCTGATGACAGCACCCATACCTCGGTGGTAGCCATCGACCGAAGCTGGTCATCTTCTGTGCCACGCAAGAACCGCAACTGACGTGAGATCGAACCATGTGGAAAAAGCTCGTGGAGTGGCTGGTTGCCATCGCCGTGGTTCTCACTGTCGCCTCGTGCATCTTCGGCGGCGCAGTCCCCTTCTCGTCTGATCCTCTTGGTGTTGGTCGCGGCTTAGGCGGCTGAGCCGGCGAGCGCGCCTGAACGGCGCTGTTACAAAATTATTTGGCGAACTATAGTTGCGACTGCTGTCGAACTATGGTTCAATCATTCCATCGCATCAAGCGATGGGAGTGCCAAGTGGATCCGATCTCTTCACAAGAACTGGCTGCGTTTAGTGCAGCCATCGGCCAGCAAGAACACCAGCCGCACACCGGCTTGCTGCCAGTCCCGCAAGCCATCGTTTCGTCGGTCGATGAGATCGCCGAGCGCGCAGCCAAGAAACTGCTGGCCGACTACCGCGCCGACATCACCGAAGTCTTCGGCGACAGCCACGCTGAGCGCCGGATCGTCACGCTGATGCAGATCGCCTACCGCATGTCGCTGAGCCTGCAGCAGACCGGCCCCGGGATGCTCAAGGCCGCGCACTCCAATGCGCTGGCCTTCGCCGCCATCATCGAGTCGAGGTTCTGAATGGCCGGCCTCATTCCCCGTCGCCGGCTGAACATCGTCGCCAGCATCGTCCGCCCGGTTCAGCTGTGGTGGCTCTACACGCGCCGCGCGATTGCGCTGGCCGAGATCCGCTCGGCGCTGAAGTCCGGCATCACCGGAACGCAATCACTTGCGAACTTCCGCGCGCAAGTCGAGCAGTACGAAGCCCAGATCGAAGAACTGGAGCAAGCGCAATGACACGCAAGCCCTGGTCCAACCTACTGAGTGATCGCACGTCCGGGATGTTCCTTCGCCTGATTGGCTTTCTGCTGGTCATCTTCCTGGCGCAGGTTGCAGCCCATCTGACTGCGTACATCGATTTCTAGTTTTATGCCGGGCGATGGGCGTCCTCCCTCCTGGAACTCCCTGCTTCCCATCGCAGCCTCGCAAGGGCTCCGGCTTTTTCTTCAACCCCTGACTTGAGTTGCCAATGAACGCAATCGCCAAAGTCGAGACAGGCGCGCTTTCGGTCAGTGAACCTGACCTGATCAACGTCCTGTCGTCCAGCCTGTACCCGGGCGCCGCACCAGCGTCTATCTCCCTGGTTCTGAGCTATTGCCGCGCTGCTGGCCTGGACCCGCTGCAGAAGCCTGTGCACATCGTTCCCATGTGGGACCGAAATGCCAAGCAAATGCGTGACGTGATCATGCCTGGCGTTGGCCTGTATCGCACGCAGGCCAGTCGCTCCAACCAGATGGCCGGCATCAGTGAGCCTGAGTTCGGGCCGATGCTCGAAGAGGAAGTCGGCGGCCAGCGCATCCGGTATCCGGAGTGGTGCCGAGTAACGGTGCGCCGCCTGATGGCCAATGGCCAGATCGCCGACTTCACTGCCGTCGAGTATTGGCTGGAGAACTACGCGGTTGCCGGTGGCCAAGCCAAGTCCATTGCGCCCAACGCCATGTGGACCAAGCGTCCCCGTGGGCAGCTGGCCAAGTGTGCCGAGGCACAGGCGCTGCGCAAGGCGTTCCCGGAGATCGGCGCAGCGCCCACGGCCGAGGAAATGGAAGGCAAGGCCATCGAAGCCGATGCGCAACACCAGCCGCCGACTCATGCGCCTGCAGTTGAAGTGGTCGAGGTTGCCACCTGGCCAGAAGAAGCCTTCGCGCTGCAACTGGTCCGCTGGTCCAAGGCCATTCAGGCTGGACTGAAGTCGCACGACGACATCGTTGCGATGGCCCGCACCAAGGGTGCTCTGAGCGCCGACCAGGAAGCGCGCATCCGCGCAGTCACCAAGAACGAATCCACCGGAGAACAGTGATGGGCAAGATCCTCGATTTCCCGCAGGGCAGCGAAGCGTGGCTGATGCACCGCCGCACCAGCTTCAACGCCTCCGATGCTCCCGCCATGATGGGCGTTAGCCCGTACAAGACGCGCAACCAGCTGCTGCACGAAATGCACACCGGCCTGGCGGCCGAAGTGGACACCGGCACGCAGAAGCTGTTCGATGAAGGCCATCGCGTTGAAGCGCTGCTGCGCCCGATCGCCGAAGAGATCATCGGCGATGACCTGTACCCGGTAACAGTGGCTGAAGGCCGTATCTCTGCCTCGCTGGACGGAACGACGCTCGAAGGCAAGATCAACTTCGAAGCCAAGATGCTGAATGCCACGCTGCGCGAGTACTTCTACGCAGCAGCGGCGCGCACCGGCAACGACGGCAACATCAACGGTTTCGATCTGCCCGCCGTCTACCGCGTGCAGATGGAGCAGCAGATGCACTGCAACGGCGCCGAAAAGACGCTGTTCATGACCGGCAAGTTCTACGAGAACGGCACGGCCGAAGAAGTCTGGCACTGCTGGTACTACCCGGACATGAAGCTGCGCGCCGAGATCCTGGCCGGCTGGGACCAGTTCGAGAAGGATCTTGCCGCATACACGCCGACCGCTACCGTTGAGCCGGTGCGTGCCGCTGTGCAGGAAAGCCTGCCGGCCGTGTCCGTGCGGATGGACGGATCTCTGGCCGTGCACTCGAACCTGCCGCTCTTCGGCGAGGCTTTGAAGGCCTTCATCGCAAAGATCCCGGCCAAGCCCAGCACCGACCAGGAGTTCGCCGACACCGAGGCGGCTTGCAAGTCGCTCAAGCGCGCCGAGGAAGCGCTGGAGGCCGCCGAAAACAACGCGCTTGCGTCCATGGCTGACGTGGAAGCCATGCGCCGCATGGTGGCCGACTTCCGCACCCTGGCTCGCACTGCGCGCCTGGCCAGCGACAAGATGGTGGCTGCGCGCAAGCAGCAGATCCGCGAGGAGGAAGTTCGCCGCGGGCATTCCGCGGTTGCTGAGCACCTGGCCACGCTGAACCGTGAACTCGGCGGCGCCTACGTCAATGGCCTGACCCGTGGCGACTTCGCTGGCTGCATCAAGGGCCTGAAGACCATGGACAGCCTGCGCAATGCGATCGACACCGAGATTGCAGCGGCAAAGGCCGAAGCCAACCAGAAGTCTCTGCGCATCGCCGAGAACCTGCGCACCATCGAAGCGACCGGCATGCCGGCGCTGTTCTCGGATCGCCGCGAACTGGTGCTGAAAGATCCCGAGGCCGTGTCGGCGATTGCCGCGCAGCGCGTGGCTGAGCACCAGGCCGCCGAGCAGCGCCGCCTGGATGCCGAGCGCGAGCGCATCCG